CCTCTCCATCCGCCACCGGCGGTTTGTCGACGGTGAAACCCCCCGCGCCATCGCAAAAACCGACGACGTAGTTGAGCCCACAATCCACGCAATCTGCACGGGAAAAACCCACGCCGACGTCCCCTTCGCCCCCGACCACGCACCAAAGCAGCTCCCTTAAACAAACAGCGCCATGACTCCAGAACTCGCCATCGAACAAACTCTTGCAAAGTTTCCCTCCGTCCGCCCAATTCCAATCCGCAACGTCGCTCACTGGCCTAACAACCCGATGCACAACGCCATCAATCTGGAGCAAGACCGTAAAGCCTATAACTGGAAAGGCGACCTCCTCAAAGCAATCAAACTTGTCCTCAAGCTGCAAGGCAAACTCTAATTTCTAGCGGCAAACGCTAGCCTCTCAAACAACAACACCAACATCCACGACAATATGGCCACAATCCGTCAAACCGCCTCCGCCACATTCGAGATCGAGCCGCTTGCGCCATTCCGCGCAAAAGGCTGGCAACCCGCCACGATCCACGCAACCTCCCGCGAGGCTGCCATCCGGCACTACAAAACCACCCATCGGCCCAAATAACCCAAAAGCGCCATCAAGTCTCACCGCTTGATGGCGCTACTCTTTCCCTCCGTCAACACTCTTTACCCACCCTCTTATGACACGCTCCGATAAACAACTCTATCTCTCCGTCATCAAGTCCACCGCGTTAGCGGCAGCAAGGCTAACTGTCATCACAGTCTCCCTCGGTTTGCTGCTGTTCGTGCTTTTCTCAATCCTTGGAATGGAGGAACCAAAGTGAGCACACAACCCAAAGACGCTGGCTCTCTGCAAACCAGTAACCTCTGTCAATACCTTTTACCCACAATGTTCATTCAATTCATTGAAATCATTTTCTTCCTCACAATCTTCATCGGGCTGTTTTGCTTGATTTCGAAGAAGATTATGAAAGATTAACACCACCACCACCATGTCCCCACTCGTCTCCATTCGCATCCAAATCGCAGAAATCCGTGATTATATCAAAACCCTCACGCCCGACACCCTCCCGCATCGCGTCGCGGTCGCGCAGTTGCAAGCCTTGCAAAAGCAGCATTCCCGCATTTCTTCCAACATCCCCATTCATCAACCACCGCAACCAGCTCCCGTCCCTGTCCCGATCAAGTGCGGCCTCCGTGCGATTTCCAACGCGCCGAAGCAGGAGAAAGAAGACCCTTGGGTTTGGGACTCTTCTACCGAGAAGCAAGCCAAGCTCCTCGAACGTGCGCAGAACTCCATCCGTTCCATATTCTTCACCACCGCCGAGCCTCATGTGCTCAAGCTCATCGCTATGTCTGGTGGTTTGAAGAAAAACCTCGAAACCCTCGGCTTTGCTCCCTTAGCGCTCCTCCCGGAGTTCGTCCGAAAGGAACAAGGCTCGTTGCTATTTCAAACCTTTGTTGATAAGCTCCTAAAATGAAACTCCTTTTAACCATCTATGAACAACACTAACATGAACCCGCAACAAATCGCAGAACAACTGCGCAACTTAGCCAGGCTAATCGAGCTAACCTCTGAACAGCATTGCGCAGTTGACGCGGTGTTGAATGAGGAGGTTCACGCCACATCTAATCCAGACCCCTACGCGGAACTGAAAGTAGCACGCGCAGCGGGGAAGGTGATTCAAACTAAAGACGAAGAAGGTTGGTTCGATGACGCCAACCCAAAACGGCTTAAACACGGTAATTACCGCATCAAGCCCGACTTCCAACTCCCACCGCCACCACCTGGCAAACAGTGGCACCGCGAAGACGGATGGACTGCGGAGATGCTGCCACAGGGTTACAGGCCGTTAATCGAAGGAGAAAAACTCCAGAGAACCTATGATTCTTTTACTCACACAACCTACCCGCAAAACATGTTTGTAGTAGTGCTAGGCTTGGATGGTCAATACCCAGCAAACCCAAAGGGGTCATTCTACCGCACCACCCGCCCGCTCGCCTTCACGCACGAAGGTAAACAATGGACGTGGCATCGCCCCGGCGACCCGTGTCCATGCGGCGAACATGAGAGTGTTACAGTGCTCTACAACAATCCGGTTCAGGAGTATATTGGCACGCCTTACCCGGCGCACTGCTTCGCTTGGAAGAACCCTAGCGGACTCACGCCTATCATCGGCTGGCGCTACGCCGACGAACCCAAGATGGTCGAGCTTGGGCCGGAGGATGTTACTCCGCTATCAATCATCCGCCGCAAGAGTGAGGAGCAGAACTGGCACTGGCGTCTTGTCAGCTATGTTGATGCCGTGAAAGTAACCTGCGCAGATCGTGGATACCCATGGACTGAGCTTGCGACAGATTACGAAATCAACCGCTCCCTCCCGCTCACCGGCAAATGGAATCCCAACGCATGGGAACCTTGCCACAAACTCGCACCCTAACCTCGGTAAAGTCTTTTAACCCACAATCGAAACCCGCCCACCGCGGGTCGAAGGAAATGAGCAAACCTTCCTGAAGAGAAGCTCCATTCGAGATAACAACAAACAACACATCCACGACAATGCAAGAAGACACAACAAAAACCGAACTGCTGGACAAAATGAGCCAGATTCAAGACGCAATGCAGGCTCGACTCACAGCTGAGTATGCCAGACTTCAAACCTGGCTACGCGAACGTCGCGAAAAGATCATAGCAGAAGAAACCGCTCGCCGCCAACCCGGCGTTCTCGACCGCATCTCCTTGTTCGACTCTCACGAAGCCGCGCACCTCATGTGGCATGAGTTTCTCGATCATTCCAACTCTGTCTCCCAAAAGACCATCAACAAAGCCAACCGCCTTCTTTCCACCCTCGACTTCCCACTTCCATGAACACCATCTCCCAAATCCTCTCCTGTTCCCCAGCTCACGAAATCGACTCCTTCGACTGGGGCGTGGCGGAGCTGTCCAACATCCTCCATCTCGGCACGACTTATGAAAAGGTCGAAGTTGATTTCCTCGAAGGCGAAGTCCGCTTCTATCGTCATTTTGACGAGAAAAAACTTTGTCAACAGCAAACCCCCACACTCCGCCGAAGTATCAACGCCTCCATCGCTTACTGCAAATGCGCTTCCAAACTCGAACCACTTGATGAAGGCGAAACCGAAGAAACCCAACCCGAACCAAAGTTCGACAACCACACTCGTGTTCAATAAATATCCGCAACGCCATGATCCTATTCCTCAAACTCATCCTCTGGCCAGCAGTAATGCTATTCACTACAGCCGTGATTACTTGCATCCACCTGCTACTCACAGTTAGGCTCACGCAGGTGCAGCAAGACAGGTGCTTTAGTAGATTACTTCTCTGGATCGCGCTTCTCGTAGTTTCCACTGCGGGGCTTATCGCTCTGCATTTCAGCTAACACCAAGCTAACAGACCCTGGCTCTCTGTATAAACCAGTCTTTCTCTTATGAACATCTCCCTCGACCTCCCACTTCCCACGCCCCCCGCGCTCTCTCCCAACTGCACACCAGAACAACTCGCGTGTGTTAACTTCATCCCAGATTCCACCGGCCATCTTGTCATCGACAGTGTCGCAGGTTCTGGCAAATCCTTCACCCTCGTCGAAATGTGTCGCCATAAACCACTACTTCCCACTTGCCTCCATCGCACTGGTCATGTTCAACTCCAAGAACGTGCCAGAAATGCAGGCAAAGATAACCAAACGCGGCGTTCTTAAAACCACCGTGGGGACTGTTCACAAGTTCGGTTTTGACGCTTACAAAAACGAACACGGCCCTTGCATGGTTAACAAAACCAAAGCCCAAGACGCTGCGACCATCCTCAACCGTCGTTACAAATTCACCTTCGACGATGTTAACTCCGTCGTCCGAATGGTCGGCCTAGCCAAAGACACTGGCGTCTGCTCAGGCCCGGGGGATAGTATTGGTTTCAACACATGGCAGAAGATCATCGAAGACTACGAAATCTCCTTCAAGCAAGAGGGCCTTTCCCTAGACCTAGTCTGTGTCTTCGCAGGTGAACTCTTCGGAGCCACAATCAACGACACCGCCTCCGTTGATTTCTCCGACATGATCGCGCTGCCACTTTACCACTCTTACCCTTTCCGACAATACGACTTTGTGCTGGTGGATGAGGCTCAGGACATTAACCGTTGTCGGTTACTCGCGATTATTCAGATGCTGAAGAAACCGGTTGAACCCACCTGCTGTGGCGGTGCGATGCTTGACATAACTACCCAAGAAACCGCGACTTGGGGAGAGGCTGAATTTGAATGCTCAGCTTGTCACAAGACTAAAGGCGTTTCTTTTGACGAACTCAAAAAGGGAGGCCGCCTCATCGCAGTCGGTGATCGTCATCAATCCATCTACGCTTTCACAGGTGCAGATTCAAAATCCCTCGACAACATCAAACGCCACTTCAACGCCCACGAACTCTCCCTCACAACCTGTTTCCGCTGCGCAAAGAACATCATCAAACACGTCAACCACCTTGTCCCACACATCCGCGCCAGAAGTGACGCAGGAGAAGGCACGGTTAATTCTCTTACTTATGATAAGTTTGAAGAACTCCTCTTTGTCGGACCACCCAGCGACCTCCAATCCCACGCCATCCTCTGCCGCAAGAACGCGCCCCTCATGCGACTCGCCTTCCGCCTCTCCGCAAAGAGCATCAAATGCCGCATGGAAGGGCGGGACATCGGTAACTCCCTCATCTACTTCGCCAAAAAGTTCAACGCTTCCACTCCAGGGGAGCTAGGAGTTCTAATTAGCAAGCACCTCCAAGAACAATCTCAAAAGCTCTCCCCTTACGCTTTGGAGACCCTTCGCGATAAGTGCGAATGTCTCACTGTCGGCTGCACACACTCCACCTCCCTCAAATCCCTCTTCCAATACATCAAAGACATCTTCTCCGACTCCACCGATTCCCCCACCCCTAAGCTAACCCTCTCCTCCATCCACAAATCTAAAGGCCTCGAATGGCCTACCGTCTACATCCTCGGCGAAAACATCTGGATGCCCTCCCCTCTCGCCAAAACCCCCACCGCCATCCAGCAAGAAAACAACCTCATCTACGTCGCTCGCACTCGCGCGCAACACACTCTAACCTCAATCACAATGGAAGACACAAAGAAATGAAAATCCGCACCACCTTCGACAACCCACCAATCCCTGACCGCTCCTTTGACTGGTCCGCAGTCACTGAAGACTACGACATGGGCCACCCCATCGGACACGGTTCAACCGAAGCCGAAGCCATCATGGACTTAAAACAACAGCTACCAGAGACTTTTGCGGTTGGACCACTCGAACAATACTCCGAGCCAATCTCCCAAACCCTCCCCACCGAACCCCGTTCCCCTTGCTCATCCTGCCACACCCCCGCCATCCTTTCCGACATCGGCTTCTGCTGCGATTGTCAGCGAGAACTCACAATCCTCAAGTATCTTCGAGAAAACCGCCCCGTCTACGTCCTAACCGAATCCCTTGGCTTCTACCAAGTTCGCTCAATCACAAGACTCTCTGAGTTCTCCTTCAACGTCTACACTGACGAACTCTCTTCGCCTCTTCCCTTCATCCAGCTCTCCGACTTCCACCTCTCCATCCCCTCCTTAGTCACCGCCGGGATCACAAAAGCCAACGACGCGATCCTCCGTTTCAACCAACTCCACAAGCAGCACCTCGCGCTCACCTAACCCCTTTTCCCCTCGGTAAAAGCCTTTGCCCCAGGTTGCTTTCAAAAACCGAAAATTAGCGCAAAAACCCCTTGCGCCTTTTCCTTTTTTCTGCTACCTTTCCCCCTTCCCGAAACACTTTCGGGTTTCACAAACAAAACAAGCAAACACAAACAACATCATGTCCGAACCTACCTATCCGACAACCATCGTCATTAACAAGTCGCTCCAGATCGCCTGCCCAGTGCGCGTTCCAACGACGCTCGAAGGTTTCCTTCAGATCGCCCCAGAGCAAGATCTCATCAACGCAATCATGCGCCACTCGTTCTACCAGAAGTGGAACAACAAGTTCCGCAAGACCTTCGTCGAGGCTCTCTTTGACTTCACCAAAGTCGAACGCCGCGCCAAAACAAACAGCGCTGGTGTAAAAATCGAACGCAAAACCCGTGGTGGCGAACTCGTCGCTGAACTCGAACCGGAACAGTCTTACATGGACTACCTTCTGGACGAGAAACTCATCTCTAAGGAAGACTACAATCGCATCGGCCTTGAGATCGCTGCGACCATTCCCTTTGAAGTCTCCAAGGCGGAAGAAGAAAAGACTCCCGCCAAGAAGTTCATGGACTCTGCTGCCACCATCCTTGGTATGGCAGAACAAGGACTCACCGGAGCTTCCGGCAACGTCGTCACCGAAGAGGGCTTCATCGAAAGCTGGAGCGCCAAGAATCCCGGTCACAACTTCGAAGCCCTCGGCGGCTGGACGCAGATCGGTATCGCTCGCGCGATCGAGATCAACTTCAACCGCGAGGTTGCAGCTGGCGGCGGGTTGGTGTAACAAATTGAGTAAAGTAGGTGTGCGCATACTCACAAATCAATTGTGACACCCAAGGAAGGTGCAAAGCCTTCCACCTTCAAATCAGCACATTGGTAGCAATAGTCGAGCACGAAAAAATCCGCAGTGAGATTGCTTAATCGCTCACAGATCTCCTTAATACGCAGGTTAATAGGGCTACAAACGATGACCGCCGTGACCCAGTGTGTTGATTTGAGGGTAAGCGCACCAGCTAAGGCCTCCTCCTTAGACGCTTAGCTTCACAGCCTCGGCTCCGTCACTGTAACGACGGGCATCCATACTAACCTAAACCAAACACCATGAAATACCTACTCTACTGCACACTCACCGAACGCTACTTCTTCTCCAACACCATCCCCAGCGACAAAGACAACTTCGACATCATCGACCTCGAAGCGAAGAAATGCCTCTCCGGCCCGTCTGGCGAACGCGACATTGGAACCCTTGTTGAAGATGAAGAAGCCGAGACCCAGGAAATTCCCCAGAAGGAAGAACGCGAGTTTGATCCTGAAGAAAAGCACGACATCTCTCCTGACCCTGAGAACGGTGACTAGGGCTAACAAACCCAGAGACTGAGCAACCTGCTGACAATGTGGCGGCTCAACAATTTGGAAACTCCCTGTGGAGGGAAGATAATCGCGACACACGCAGATCGCTCCTGTCTGTATAAAAGTCTTAGCTGGTTCGACTCCAGCAGTTTCCACCAATTTCTTAATCCCATGTTCCTCTTCTCCGAAGAATTTGCCAGCGCCCACTCCGCCCTAGCCGACGTTCAAGCCTGCGCTCGTATCTTCTTTGAAGGTCGCAAGCGTAACTTGTGGGTTTAACCCTTTTACCCACCACTTTCCGGCTCCTGTCTCCCTTTGCAGAGGTGCACACAGACAGTCCGGTCAGGCGGCGCTCCCTGTCTGAGGCGGCGGGGAGCGCCAAGAATTTCTAACCCACCTAACCACAATGGAACCCACCACCACCGAAGAAATTGAATTCCAAACTGAGGAGCATCGCCTCCTTGACATCGTAAACTCCTACCCAGACCCAGTCACCTTCCTTATCCCCGCCGGCGGTGCCACCGCACTTCGCGTTCGTCTCCGTCGTGCCCTTCGCAACTTCATTATCCACACCTCCTGGCCTTCCTCTATCGACCGAACCATCGCCAACAAAGTCCTCAACCAATACACCTTCGTTGCCGATGACAAGAACCACATCTACTGCGGCTTCCCTCGGCGTGTCCGAATTCCCGCCCCGGAACCTGTCAGCATTGAGATCTCCTCTATTAAAACGGAAGACGTTGAGATTATCAAAGCCCTCCTCCTTCTCAAAAACCACGACTTCATTCCCTTCCCCATCAAGATCGAAACCAGCCTTCCCGTCCATGAAATCAAACAACCCTACCACAATACCGAGATCGCCGACGCCATCTTTGAAAACCACTACACCATCATATGAGTCTCCCCACAACTCTCCTTCCCGTTGAAGTTCTCGAAAGTCCTTACCACAAACTTGAACAAACCAAGAAGACCCGCGTCCAGGCTTTCGTCGACACCGACGACTTAATGCGCCTGAAGTCCTTCTACCCGCGCAAGGGTATCGTCGATGCCGTCATCGGCGGCTTGTTCAAAGCCTTCCTAAACCACGTCGAAGCCTTAGGTCTTCAAGACAAACCGGTAAATTACCACCATAACGAGCAGCACTTCATCAAAATCCTCCAACAATATGCCCCAGGAACAGAACATACCCGCGTCCAATACCACCTCAACGAAGCCGGAAACCCAGACATCACAGTCATCCCCCCAAGGTGAGCGGCCTGAGTCCTTCAGCGACAAAGTTTATTACGGAGTGCCGTTTGACGAACTCCTTGAGATTGACTTCGCCTCTATGTCTCCCAAAGACCAAGCTGCCTACCTCGCCGGTATTCGCAGCGCGCGGGTGAACCCAGGTCACAAGAAGGTGGAGAAATCCACGGGAAGCAGGACGAAAGGTAAAGGGTCGGAAGGCGGGAAAATGCTGGAGGGACTTACCTAATGCACCCAACGCTTGTAAAACTCGGAGAGGTAATCGACTCTATGCCTGACTGCAACGAAAAAGTAGTCTTGACAGTAATTCGCGGTAACATGCTTTGCGGCAAGTCAAGCCAGTCTCTAGCTGAGGCGGCGCACAGTATGGCTAAACAGTATCTTGAAGAACTCAATAACCCACAATGAACACCCTCCCCCTAATCGACCTCGACCTTGGTTCCTCCGCTATGGACTTCCTCCTTGGAGGAACACCCACCGACGAAACCTCCCCTTCCACCGAGCGTCCTATTCGCAAGCTATTCCACTGGACGGACGACCCCTCTTGTCCCCTCGTCCTCACCATGGACTGGTCTTCCTTAGAATCACTCCTCGCTTGTAACAAGAGCGCCGAATACAAGCTCGTCCACTCCCGCACCACGCACACCAAATCCGCCCTCATCTTCGGCGCGGCTTTTCATAGTGCCCTTGAGTGCTTCTACAAACGCACTCCCGCCGACACCATTGAATCCATCACCCAGCTCGGCGGTCGCGCTATCCAGGCTGAATATGCTCTCCACCCTCCCGGCGCCATCGACGACTACCGCACGGCCGACTTCTGCTTTGCCACCTACTGCCAATACGTCGCGCAGTATTTCAACGAGTCTATCACGCCTTACATCCACGAAGGCAAGCCTCTTGTTGAGTTCACTTTCGTGATGCCTGTCGGTATGACAACTGTTCCAGCAAACCTGTTCGACAAGTGGGGAATTGGCAAGCTGACTAACGACGCAACTCGTGAAAAGCGGGTTCTCTATGACCTTAAAGTTCTAACTCTGGAGAACCCGCTTCCCGACAGCACCACAATTCCCTGCCGCATCGAATGGTCAGGCATCATCGACGCTCTCATGCTCATGGGCGACGGAGAAACCCTCCGCGTCTGTGACCACAAAACCTCATCCATCAAAACCAATGCTCTCTTCGACTCCTACAACGTCTCCATGCAACCCATCGGCTACGTCACCGCGATGCGAGCGGCGTTCCCAGAACTTAACATCAAAGGCTTCTACCTCAACTCCGTAATCTGCCGCGCACCAACTAAAACCGGAACCTCCTATGAATCTTACCGCCGCCCCTACGACTACACCACCGAACAATGCGACGAGTGGAAGTCAGACCTCCTCGCACTTATCGGAGAGCTTATTCACAACCTCACATCAAAGAACTTCCCCAAGAAAACCAACTGGTGCGCAGGAAAATATGGTGCCTGCCCCTATCTCGACGTATGTTCCGCGCCGGCTAGCCAAAGAGCTATGATCCTGGGGACTGGACTTTACTCCGACAACACTTGGAAGCCTGGGACATGATCACCGCCCACCTGCCCGCCATCGCCTTCTCCACAACAACGCGGGGCACCGAAGCCAACCCCATCTACCTCCACACCGCCGTCCTCGTCCAACAGCACTCCGAAGGTTCCCTCTCCCCCGACCCCAACAAACCCGCCCTTTCCCGCGCCATCTACAAACGTCTCTACAAACCAATCGAAGATGAAATCGCCCGCATTTCTGGCCTCCTAACCACCAACCCCGACGCTGCAAAGGCCCGCCTCAAAGCCCTCCATCGCGACCTCGTTAACCATACCATTCTATGAAATCCTCCTCCGACTTCATCATCTCCCTTCCCAACTCCATCCTCATCCTAGGCCGCCCCGGCTCCGGCAAAACCACCCTCGCCCTCCAGTTCCCCAGGCCCTTCGTTCTAGACTGTGACCAAAACATGAAAGGCCCAGCCCGCTATCTTGCCTCCAAAAACGGCAAGCTCCCCTGGTTCAAATACGACTCCCCGCTCACCGACAAAACCAACGCCCCCACCCCTCGCCAGGCCCGCATGGATCGCGTCAAGGAACTCCTCGAAGAAGCAGTCGCCGATCCCGAAGTCGAAACCATCATCATCGACTCCCTCACAACCCTCGTCGACTTCATCTACGATAAAATCCGCGCGACCGCCACCGGCACCAACGCACCCAAGTTCGGCGATGGTAAGAAAACCCAGGACGACCCACTCCGTATTCAAGACTGGGGCGTATTCTCCAACGTCCTCAAGCAACTCGTCTTCTGGCTTAAAGCCTCCGGCAAGCGCACGGTCTTTATCGGCCACATTGCCACCGAAAAAGATGAAGTCGCCAAGATGATCCTCCACTGCATCGCCTGCCCAGGACAAATGGGTGACATCATCTCCGGTCTCTTTGAAGAAGTCTGGCAAACGGAGGTCAAATCCTCCGGCGCGGAGGCCTCCCTCAAAGCTGACTACAAAGTCCGCACCGTCGGTGATGCCCGCTCCGAGGCCCTCGGCTTGAAATCCGCAGGCGGAATCGGAGCCTATATCAGTGCCGACGCCCCGGCGATCATCGCGAAACTTCTTTCCTCTCCTGTGAAATGAAACGCACCTGCCTCCTCACCTTCGAGCTCTCCGAAGCCTCCTCCATCCAATCCTACGCCGACGAAGCCCTTGCCATCCTCCAAGACGAAGGCCTCCCAGCCATCACCTGCGTCCCTTGGGGTGCCGCTTCTGCCCAACCCGTCGAAGAACTTCTCGGTCAAAGCCCTTTACCGACAGCTCAATTTGCGTCTCAACCAGACGCGTTTAGCTCACTCACTCCAAGTGACCCTTGGCTACCACAACAATAAACACACCACAACCAATATGACACGCGAAGAAATCCTAGACAAACTTAAAACTATTATCGACGACCAGCTTGGCTGCAGCGAAGACGCTGTGACCGAAAACGCAATCTTCTCCGAAGACCTCGGCGCAGACTCCCTCGATCACGTCGAACTCATCATGGCTTTCGAGGAGGAATTCACCCTTGACATCCCCGGCGAAACGGCGGAGAAAATCCAAACCGTCGCTCAAGTCATCGACTATATTTCAAGCGAAATCGCTTAACACTTTCCTGCTCATCTGAGCAACGAAAAACAAACACAAACAAACAAACACAAACAAACACTATGTCCCAAGACATCCTGCCACTCGATCTCGACTTCTCCGGAGCCGACCTGTCCATGCCACTCATTGCGCCAGGCAATCACCTGGTTCAAATCCACAGCGCGGAGCTGGTGAAATCCAAGAACACACCCGATTCTTGGAACCTTAAAGTCGTCCTCAAAACTGTGGACGAATGTGAAGACCCCGAAGGTAAGAAGGTAGCTCCCGGCTTCCAACTTATCTCCTACCTGCAAGTCCCCGTCCCAGGCACCGAATACGGCGAAGGCCCGAACAAGGATATGTTCATCAAGAAACTGACCCTGTTCCAAGTCGCCGTTGCTGGCCTCGTTGCCAAGGGAGATACCGCTCCTGAGGTTCCGCGTTTCAACAACGTCTACATCGCGGAACTGCCAGGCAAATTCGTTGTCGCCATCACCAACAACAACAAGCCCAAGGTCAAAGAAGGCCAGTCCGAAGATGAGTTCGGCGTCCGTTCCCAGGTTGCTGGATTCAAAGCCAATCTCCCAAGCGAGTAAACCCCAAACGCGCTGGCAGGCCGCTTAAAGTCTGCTATCTTTTTTATGGCAAAACGAAAAACACAGAAACCACAAGTCGCCGGTTGCGATCCAGAGGCCAAGCCTCGCCGCTCTATCCCAGTCGCCGAAGTCAACGGCATCATCGAACGTGAAGTAGCTCGTGTTAAATCCGAGCTCACGATCTTCGACGAACGCCTTGCGATTATTCGTCGGGTTAAAGAAACCGAATCAGACCTAGAGTATTTCAACGCCCGCGTTCACGAGACTCAAATCCAGAACAAGCAACTCCGCTCTGACCTCACTCGCATCAACCTGGCCATCAAACGCCAGATGGAACTAGACGGGGAGTAGCCCGCAAAGCCCTTGGCCTGGAGGCTTTGTTTCCAGGCCACTTTTCTCTTACCATCCTACTTAAATGAAACCACTTTCTTCCAGTAACCGTATTGTCATTGGCCTAGTCTTACTCCTACTGGCATTGCTACTGCTTATAACAGCAGCTAGTCTTGTATGGGGCCTTGCAGGAGCCATCGCAGTCGCTGGTATAACACTAGCTATTTACGCCATTGGATTTTTTGTATCCACCGCTGAGTAAATTAACCCGATTTCCCTTTCCACCTTTATGATTTCCCGCCTTCAAAACATCGGTTACACCCCCATCAATCTCATCACTGTCGGAGAGCGCCTACGCCGCCGTGATGCAAAGTTCCAGCAAGCTGTGGAGGAGAAGATGCAATCCCTTCTCGAATTCGGCCCGTTCCAACCGCTCCTGATCGACGAAGACAACAACCTTATCGACGGCGGGACTCGCCTTGAAGCCTACATTCAACTTGGCGAGATTGACGTCCCCGCCGTTGTCGCCGTTGGCATCGACGCCGCCACCAAAATGGTCATGGAGATGGAAGCTAACGACCAACGCTCCCCGCTTTCCTGGCAAGAGCGCGCGGTTGGTATCTATAAAATCCACACCGCTGAGTCCGCCAAGTATGAAGACTGGAGCACACGCGCTACGGGTTCCTTGTTTAAAATCTCCCACGCCAGTGTCGCCCAAGCGGTCATCTTCGCCAAGGAACTTATCCGTGGCGACAAAGAACTCTGGGAATGCGACACCGCCCAAGCCGGTCGCGATGTCCTCCTGAAGCGCCGCGAAGCCGCAGTCACCGCCTCTCTTGCACAGCTCAACCAAGACGCCTTCAAAGTCAAAACGCCAGCTCCTACAAAAGCGGGACCCGGCATCCTCAACATTACCCTTGGCACTCCAGGCACCGCCCCGGCACCTGTCACTGAACGTAAGAAGGACCATCTTCCCGCGAACTGTGTCACTCGCATTCCTATTTCCACAATGCTGTTCCATGCGGATTGTCACACCTTCATGGAGAACGAGCTCAAACCCTTCTCTATCGACCACATCGTCACTGACCCACCTTACGCGATTGAGATGTCTAACCTTGAAGGAATGCAAAATCTCGAATCCACAGCTGATGAACATGAAGTTGGGGAAAACCTTGACCAGCTTCCTAAGTTTATTGAGAACTCCTATCGCGTCCTGAAAGCCGATGGCTTCTTGATCTTCTTCTGCGCCTTCCAACACTGGGAAAAGATGCGCGACTGGGGCAACGCTGCCGGATTCAAAGTCCAAGACTGGCCGCTCATCTGGGCAAAACCCCACGGCTGCAAGAACAACGCACCTCACGCGAACTGGACAAAATCCATTGAGCCTGTCATGGTTATGCGAAAGGGCAAAGCAAATCTCCGTATGCCGATGAACAAGTGTCACATGGAATGTGATGCGACAGTTGACCGCATGTGCCAGTCCCACCCATTTGCCAAGCCTCACCAGTGGCTCTCTGAAATGATCTGGAAACCCATCGTCGCGCCAGGGACAACTATCTACGATCCTTACATGGGCGGTGGTTCTATCCTCCGTAGTGCGATCTTAAACGGCGCACGAGTCATCGGCACGGAGAAGAAAGAGCACCACTTCGTGCAGGCGATGGAAAGTATCAAGAGCGTTTACACGCAAGTGCAAGGGAAACACGTTGAATTTTGCTGATTATGGCTACTCCAAGACTTATTAAACACGAAAGCCCAGCAGGCCCCTATTGGTATCATCCTGACCACGAAGACTGCCAGGATGGCAAAGTTCTTTGGGAACTGGAAGAGGGCATGAGTTGTCCTGAATGTGATAAAGGGTTCTTGCTCTATCCAGCGGTAGAGAACTGCTCCTGCCACATAGCACCGCCATGCAGCCGGTGTGTAGATAACAGACTCAAATGCACTGAATGTGGATATGAACCTGAAACTAAGAAAAAATGATCCCCACCGAATTCCCTTCCGTTCCGTCCCCCGATCACCGCCTCGCCATCATCGGTGACTTCCCTCGCGACCACGAAACCACCGCGAACCGCCCATTCGCAGGCCCGAGTCTCATGTATATAGAAAAGGCACTAGCCCGCGCTGGAATTATGCGCGCGAATTGCCTCGTCTCAAACATCTGTCGCAGCCAACCACCAAAGACCTCCTATGGAACCCAGTCTTCCTTCTTCATGTTTGACGGGCCAGACATCCAAGACGGACTTGCCCAACTCCGAAGTGACTTTGCCCAGTTCCAACCAAACTGCGTCTTACTTCTAGGAGACCTTGCTCTTAAGGCAGCAGGAGTTCATCATTCGCTCGATGCATTTAGAGGCTCCATCTTCTCTGGCTTCAACGACAAACACAAATGCGTAGCCACCTTCCATCCCACCTCCCTCTTCACGAACTATGACAACATGCCGCTATTCCTGCACGATCTTAATCGCGCTGTGGCTCAGAGTAAGTTCCCCGAACTTAGACTCCCAAAGCGGCGTCTGGAGATCAACCTTTCACCAAACGAGATCGTTGCAAGGTTGGAGAGCATTATTCAAACTAAGCAGCTTGTCTCGTTAGATATTGAAGGCGGGATTCCAAACGAGCGTGCAGCGAAAGTCGAATACAAACACCGCAACGGCATAACCTGCTGCTCGATCTCCACCGACCCATCCTCCGCCTTCATCATTCCTTTTGAAATCTACGACACCACAACCCTTCAAAGAATCCTAGTCGCCTTCTCAAAAGTTCTCACCGACAAAGAAATTCCCAAAGTCCTCCAAAACGGCCTTTACGACTACACCGCCTTAGCCTGGCACTTCCGCTGCCCTATCAACAACATTCAGCATGACACCATGTTCTCCGGGTGGGAAATCTATCCAGAACTCCCTAAAGGTCTCGGCACCCAGGCGTCTATCTGGACGGAAGAGCCTTACTACAAATCCGAACGTAAGATCGACGACAAAGACACACACTATCGCTACTGCTGCAAGGACGCCGCTGTCACCCTTGAAATCCATCAAGCGCACATGAAGGCGATGACGCCCGCCCAGCGCGCTCACTACAACTTCAACATCTCCCTAATGGAACCCCTGCAATATATGTCCTTGCGTGGTTTTAATTATGACATCGACGCCTCTAACCACCGCCTCGCAGAACTCCGCTCCCA